ACCGCAGAGAGACGATAGCACCAAAGGCTTCCGCCTCGCGATCCAGATCGCGGTTGTTGTCACATGCCTGTGCGTGACGATCTGGGCGCTGCACTACGTGACGAGCAATCCGGAGGTTATCGAAGCTGCCATCAGCTCGATCGAGCGGAGGCAGGAGTACGCCGAAGAGGCAAGCAAGGCGAAAAGGGAAGCTGCAGAGTACAAGTCACAGATGACGCAGCTCCGGCACGAACTCGATCAGTCAAATGCGACAATCACGCAACTCCAGGAGGAGCTCGACAACGCAGGACAGACCAGAGACGAGCTACTCTCGCAACTGGACGAAAAGGGTCACGAGATTGACGAGATGGCCGAGCAGGTGGCACAGAGCCAGCAAGACAGGCAATCAGCCGAGAGCCAGCGGGATGAGGCACTAGCGCAGGTGGCGACCTGGGAGCAGGATCTCAGGCGCCGCTGGCACCTCTCTGTCGGCGGAATGGTCAGCCATCCGGTTCCATTCGATGACTTCACCCCGGGCATCACCGGGGTGCTTGGTGTCGGCAGGGGCAACCTGCAGGTGCTTGGCGGAGTCGGCATTGATTTGTCTGGCAACACATCTATCTCACTCGGCGTGTTGTGGACATGGTGATCATTCGACAATTTGCCTGGTCAAATCAACTATCGGCGAGTATTTGGACGGGTCGAAGTGTAAATAGTTCTCGGTCATCGCCATGGTCGTGTGCCCTGTCATGTGCTGCGTCATCTCCGTCGAGATATTGTTGTTGATCAGGAGCGAGTTCAGGAAGTGCCTCCAGCTGTGGAAGCAGATGTTGCGCTCCTTCCAGTCGACCCCGATCCGCTCGCAGGCCCAATGGAGGTTGCGGACGAATGATGTCTGCGTCGCTGGCAACACTCCGTCATATGTGAAGATCCACTTGCCGCCACCGACAGCTGCCAGCTGGCGCAGGATGTTCATGACCTCGAGGGGAAGGGGAAGGTTCCTCTCGTCCTTCGTCTTCGTGGGCCGGAGCCCGAACTTGTCGTACTGGCTATGCACATGGATCCATCCATCCCTCAGGTCCTCCGGCTGGAGTGCAGCGACCTCACGGTTGCGCATCCCGGTGCATGCCGCCAGGAGATTCGCAGCCATGGCAATCCGGTTTCCTCTCCAGTAGTCCAGGGACGAGAACAACTGTCGCGCCTCCTCAATGGTGAGGATTCCGCGTTCTTTCACCTTGCCTGACAGGTTGCGGGACGCGGCGCAGGGATTACTGGTGATCAGGCCTTCGTGCTGCGCCTGGCCGAGCATCACCGACAGGATCCCCTTGAGATTGTTCGCCGACTTCGGTGCCATCTCCTTTGTCCCGGAGAGCCAGATGAGCCATGTCTCGACCTGTATGGATGTGATGGTGTGCAGGTAGCGCCTGCCCCAGTAGGGGAGCAGCCACTTGTCCAGGACGAACCGGCACCGGCGGCAGTAGCCCGATGTGAGGTTTCTGCCAAGCAGTGACTGCTCGCGCACATACCGACATTCCGTTGTCCACCAGCCTTTAGCATAATCGGCAAACGTCAAGGACGATGCCTTGGCTGACTCTTGCATGAGCTTGTCCGAGTCTGCCAGTTGCATACAGATCTTGATAGCTTTGATACGATTGGTCTGTCCGGTAGAGAACCGCCTCCGCACCCCATAAGAATCATAGCAATAGTAGTAATAGACCTTCCCACGCTTGATGATAGTGAACGGATCGTGATGCCTCATGGTTTCTCCTGGCACAAGGGTCAGTGATGGTAATTGATGCCAAAACTGATGCCACCACCATCACCGACTCTCTGATAACTTGTCAGTATGCCAAGAGATACGGTATTCGGGCTGGTCGGAATCGAAAAGCGGGCCTTCCTTAGCAGGGATACGCAACTCATGACATATATTACAATTAATCTTACATCTATTGCTGTACTTTATCAATATTTACATGCGGTGTGATGGTAATTGATGCCAAAACTGATGCCACCACATGCTATAAGCACACCTTCGTCATGGAATCTTCGGGCGATAGGATGGTGATGTCCTGCCCTGCGGCCTTGGCCTCGTTTGCCTGGTCGTTCTTCAGGACCCCGGAATTTTTCCCGCGTACAAGGTACCGGGTCCGCTTGGTCACCGTATTGCCTACCAGTCCACCTTGGTCCACTAATTCTTCAGGGGCCGGATCGGGACGTTTCTTATCTTTCCCCAAGATATGCCTGATTGCGAAGAAATCGACGACCACAACAACGACGATCAAGAGCCACATGAGAACACCTCCACGATTGGCAGATCAGGGCAAGCAGAAAGGCTTAATGAATTATGCTTCTTGCCGGGAAGAAGAGGAGATTCCCTTTTCCCTTGGGACGTGATTGTACTGGCGGAAGACGTCGAGTTCCGCATCGGATTTGGTCATCAGCCAGTCGATGATGTCCTGGATGCGTGCGTACCGGGGTGGTGGATCTTTCCCGGTGAGCAGATATTCAACAGTCGTGTGCAGTGCAGTCGCTAACACATATGCAGTCTCTAGCCTAGGCAACGAATATGTGGCTCCTGTTTTTCGGTTACGTATCGAATCATAGTTGAGGTTTGTACGTAGGCATAGGGATTTGAGCGATTCGTTGCCACGTATCCGATCTACTGTATTCCAGAAGGTTCTCGTTAACGTATCATCCATACTCAAATCATCACTCAAACACGCCAACAAGTCACACAAAAGTTGCATTATTGATTGACAAAGCAAACAAAACATTGCATATATGTAGGTATGATGCAACGAAAAAGTGGCACTCACAGAAATTACATGCTGGTAGATATCAGCCAAACCGAAAAAAGAGAAGCCAAGATTCTTGCGAAGAACAAGGGTATGTCTTTGCAAGGGTTCGTGGGCCAGCTGATCAAGCGCGAGCTTGCGAACGCGGAACAATCCGATACCGGGGTGAACAAATGATTGAGAAAATGCTGACCGTCAAAGAGGTCGCTTCGGCTCTCAGAATCAGCGCAAGCACAGCCTATGCGCTTGTTCGAAAAGGGGAGATCCGGTCAATCCGTCCGACAAGGGGAATCATCCGCATTCCCGAGTCGGCCGTGAGGGACTGGATCGACAGATCCGCAGACAAGATCCTGCTCGATTGACAGGATGTCATAACGCCAAGAGAGAGGTCGGAGTGACTCGACTCAAAGCCAAGAGACAGACGGAAACGCTAAACCCCAACGACGCTGTAACGGCTGATGGTCTGACCGGGTGGAGGCTGGTCCGACTCCAGCACAGGCCAAAAATATCCCCGCACTGCAATGCGGGGAAAGGAGCAAGAAAAAATGAGATCTAACTTCACAATCAAAGTACCAGATGAAGATACCGTGGTCAACTCCGGGGTGAAACTCTACCTGGTCATCACGGTTCTTAACCTGGCTGGACGCTACGGAAAGCATGTCCTGCTTGTCCTGCTAGCTGTCGCCTACGTCTCTGCCTGCTTCAAGGCATTCTCAATCACGACAATCGCCATCGCGCTGATGCTGCCAGTCCTTCTCCTGGCGGCGCTCTATATCGCCGTGAGCGAGGAGGTGGACAGATGACCAAACCAGAACATCTGTCGGACGAAGTGTGGGATGACTTCCTGCATCCAGCTCCTCCACATCGGTGCTGCGAATGCCGGTACTGCAAGCCCGTGCCGGAAGAGCTGCGGGCGAAAGGCAGGGCGCACAGCTACTGCACGGCAAAGATGGTCGTGACCAGGACCAGCGGCACCAAGATCGCTGGCAAGTGGTACGAGCTTGTCAGCGCAAAGCAGACAATCAACTGCAAGCTCTTCGAGCCGGTAAAAGGATGCGCACGATGACCAAGCTGGAACGGCAGACTAGGGACCTGCTCGTGATCGAGAGATACGAAGGCTCTGACACCAAGACGCTCGCATGGCTGTGGCGAGGAATCGACGGCATCTCTCCGTCGCAGAGCGTCAAGAGGCTGACTGACCTACGAAACGCGGGGCTTGTCAACTGGGCCCCGAAATGCGGATGGACGCTGACAGGAAAGGGAAGGGAAGCGCTGAGATACGCAATCAGAAAGGAGGAGATATGACGACTACGGGATGTGTCATCCAGTTGCTTGCCGACTGGCAGCCTGGAACGGAGATGTATGGGTACGAGATCTGCGACGCCGTCAAAGTGCGGATGGCAGACGAGCACAAGCGGCCGTTGGAGTCGACGATACTTCGGAGACTCCGGGAGCATGCTGCGGAATACAAGATACACACGGTAGGCGGAAGCGAGAGTCGCTACCGGAAGGAGGTCCGGTAATGGGATTTAAGAGGCTTGAAAAGCTGGAAGACATCAATTCCGGCGCGCTTGAGGAGATCTTCCAGCGCGAGATGTCCAGAGTGATTGCGAACATCGCAGACCCGGCTACGGATGCCAGGGCGAAGCGTACGATCACGCTGACGATCGAGATGCAGCCGTCTGACGACCGAAGCAATCTCGAGGTCACGCTGAGGAGCAGCACGAAGCTGGCCTCTGTCAAGGAAGACAGAGGTTCGATGAGATTGGAGCTGACCGACGGCGGCGAGGTCGTCGCAACGGTCAGGGAGCAGGAACCAGGGCAAATGGACTTTTCGGCCCTGATGCAGGACAAGGAGGCAAAGTAAATGGACGGACAGGCAGTAAAACAAATCATTGATTTGGCGAGCGAGAGGATGACGCTGGAGTTGCCAGACGGCACATATGCACGAGGGTCATTCCACAAAGTCATTCCTGAGGTGAGTCATCCTGCCAGTTTCGAACTGACGACCCTCGCGTCGTTCGTCGAACTGGTCAACCAGAACCCGCAGAGGTTTGATTTGGAAGGTGCCGTGGTAACGATTGACGATGGTTTCTCAGTCAACCTGCTGTCTCCGCCGAGACAGGACGGACATCGTGACCGATACGTCTCCACACAGAGCCCGATCCGGCCGTTTGCTTTCGGGCAATGGTATGGGCTCAATTCCTTCAACATCGCGTTGTTGACCCTGTTTGTGCAAGATGACAAGCTGTTTGGACTCTTCAGGCTGATGCAGGAAATCAAGGTGGAAGATGGTGCGACGATCCATGACAACGGCACGTCGCTGAGCGTGACTGTCAAGCATGGCGTCTCTGCGGCATCGGCATCAATGGAGCAGATCCCGTCAATCGTCAGACTCAAGCCATATCGATACTTCTCAGAGGTAGAGCAAATAGAAGTCCCGCTCCTACTCAGACTTCGCCAGGATGACGATGACGTGCTGGCATGCCTGATGGAATGCGACGGCGGGGCGTGGAAGGTAGCCGCCTACCAGGTGATCACCAGGAAGCTCAAGCAACTTGGGTGCAAACTGCCGATCTACTGCTAAGGAGGGCAAGATGCAGGACATCAACGTTGTGGCCATCAGCGGCAACATGGCCAAGGATTTTGACGTAAGGACCTATACCAACGGCTCTACGGTTGGACGGGGTGTCGTGGCGGTGAACAACCGCAAGAAGGTCAACGGGCAATGGACTGACGAGGCGAGTTTTGTCGATTTCGTCGTATTCGGCCAGCGTGCCCAGGGCGTCTCCCAGTACCTCAAGAAAGGCACCCCGGTTACGCTCCAGGGCAACCTGCTGCAGGAGCGCTGGACGAGCCAGGACGGCTCGCAGCACTCGCGCCTGTCGGTCAACGTGACCGGGGTGAGGGTGCATGCCAGGGCGCAGCAGACGGCGGGCCAGCAGCCTGCATCTCAGGGCCAGCCAGGACAAACACAGACTGGAAAGAAGGGTGTCGCTCCCGGTCCGCTCAACGGGCCGGTGACTGACGCCGACAACTTCAAGGATGACGACATCCCGTTCTGAGGAGGCAAGCATGAAGACCAAAAACACCCTGATGGACGTGCACAACTTCCTGATGGAAGAGCTTGAGAGGCTTGCCGATCCCGACATCATGGACGACCCGGACAAGGCCGCACAGGAGACCAGACGGGCATCCGCGATGGCGAAGATATCAAATGCCATCGCTGGCAACCTGCAGACAGCGCTCAAAGGACGGGTGGTGACGCAGGACATGGATTCCGACAGCGAAGAGGTAGACCATGTGCTGTGCCTGGACACAGCGGACCGGAAGGAAGTGACGGCATGAAACAGTCATACAGACAGCTTGACGGCTTCGAGGCATACGTCCGTTCGCTGTTCGACGGCAAGAACACATGGACGGATATCGCGCGCTTGGTCGCAGAAAGATACGGCATCGCAATGACAAAGGGGCAGCTCAAGGCGTATGCGAAGAATCACCGCCTTGTGTATGGACGCAGGGACTATGTGCCCCCACGAACGGCGTTCGTCGCGATACCAGGCTTCATGGCATGGTTCGAATCAATCCAGTCTGGCAAAACGGCTGCAGAGGTGAGCAATCTGGCAAATGAGCTTGGATTCGGCATGACTCCAGCGCAGGTTATGGCATTCCGCAAGAACCACAAGATTGCGTCTGGCAGGACGGGCCGGTTCGAGCGGGGGCATGTTCCGTTCACGAAGGGGAAGCGGCAAGAAGAGTACATGAGTCCCGCAGGCATAGAAAAGGCGTCTAAGACAAGGTTTAAAAAAGGCAACAAGCCACACAACTGGTTGCCCGTAGGGACCGTTACAACGAAGAGCGACGGCTACCTGTGGATCAAGACCGCCGAGCCGGACAAGTGGATGCAGTACCAGCGCTGGATCTGGCTGCAGGCGGGAAGGACCATACCTGACGGTTGCCTGGTGACGTTCCTCGACGGCAACAACCGGAATTTTAATCTGGACAATTTGGCGGTTGTCACCGAAGGCGAGAGCGCGGAGCTGACGACAAGGCATCTTCGGTTCGGGAGCGGGACGATCGGGCAGGTAGGGCTCGACATCGCAAGGATACACATTGCGGCAAGGAGGAACCAATGAGATACGCGAAGATCTATGACAGGATGTGGCAGAATCCTGACTTCGTAGCGCTGTCGATGCAGGCTAAACTTGGATATACATATTTATGCTCTTGCTGCCACTGCAACCAGATCGGGTACTTCCGTATCCCGCTTGCCTATATGGCTGCGGATATGGGTATGACAACAGCGGATGCCGCCAAAGTTGTCAAGGAACTCGATTCGGCAGGGTTTGTGCGGTTCGACGCTGATACGAGCCGTATGCTCATCAGGTCGTACCTAAAATGGAATCCTCCTGACTCGATCAAAAATCTCAAGGCGATGGCGAAGGTGTTCGACCAGATGGAAGCCAGCGAGCTTGACCCTCTGTTTCTCAGCATTGCCAATGAGATGGCGGAGCAGAGGGGCATGAGCCTGTTCAGTCAGGTATCTAAAAGGGCATCACAAATCAATGATATCACATCTGTTGCTCATGACATGCCCCATGACATGCCCCATGGCATGCCCTATGAGGAAGGCATGGCAAGCAAGGAACAGGAACAGGAACAGGAACAGGAAGATAGCTCACTACGTTCGCTTGCGCCGAGCTGCGACGACAACGCCGCATCATCGGCACCGTCAACGCCACAGCCTAATCCATCTCAGGACGTTCTCCTGGTCATGCCATGCACTGGTGCTGGAGGCAAGTCGTGGAAGGTCACACGAGGATATCTCGACGGGCTTGCAGACACGTATCCTGGCGTAAACCTCCTGGCGGAGTGCCGAAAGGCGAAGGCGTGGCTTGATGCCAACCCCAGACGACTGAAAACCTACGCTGGCATGAAGGCGTTCTTGACGAGCTGGTTCAGCCGTGCGCAGAACCATCAGGGCGGCGCAGCATATGCGCAGTCAGGGCGTGCATCCTCACTGCCTGAGAGCGTGATCCACACCGAGGCGGCGTGGGCCGGGCAGAAGGGCGGGAAAATCTCCTTCGGAGGAGGCGCGTCATGACGAGGCAGGATCTGGTGCGGTTGTTCCCTGGATTGAGCATGGATGGATACGATGGCAGTCCGGAGGCGATCGCCAGGAGACGCGCCGAGCGGGATGCAGAGCACCGCAAGCTGATGTCTGACTACTACGCGACCAAGGCCCAGTCAATCCTTGACAGGCAGATTCCGCCGGAGAACCGGGGTGATTGTTTTGATAGGTTCGACTGTGAGAACAATCCCGACAGGCAGGCAGTGCTCGAAGTGTGCAGAAGGTTCGCTGCCAGCCCGGACGGCAGGACGCTGGTGCTCATTGGCGGATGCGGAAGAGGCAAGACCATGCTCGCGGTCTCGATTGCGAGGGTCTACCTGGAGGCGCATCTCTACGATGCCGACTCAGACAATAGCCTGATTTACGTCACCGAGCAGTCCCTTCTGGAGCGCTACGACAGGGCGAGGAGCTACAAGAGTCTTGAGAGCACCGACGACGTCATGAGACGCTACTCGTCGTGCGGGCTGTTGATTGTGGACGAGCTTGGCAAATGGAGCCCGTCGCGAGACGGACTTGCGGTGCTTGAGCAGCTCGTTGATCACCGCGTCGGGCTAAAGCCGACAATCATGCTGAGCAACCTCAGCCAGAGCGACTTCTCGGCTCGTTACACCGGCGGATTTCTCAGCAGAGTCGCCGACTGCTGCTATGCGCTGACCGGACACGATCATCGGATTGGAGGAATATCGTGAACATGTACACATTGAGGCACAACCTCGGCATGCAGGTCGAGTATGTCGTCTGGGCTGACAGCGAGGCTGAGGCACGGGAGATGGCGTACAGGATGTATGAGCAGGACGAGCCAGCGGATGACGTGCTTGTCACAGAGGACAAGTGGGATTTGGTGGAGGTGGAGGATGCCTAAACAAAAGAAACGTTGCCGTTCCTGCTGGTATTACCGTGGCGATAATCTAACAGGTATATGCGTCGAACTGATTGTATATCAATCTTATGGGCAATTCGGGCTCGTTAGGAAAGCTAGTGACTCATGCCCGCTCTATGCACCGAAATACCAGAACAGGGAGTTGACGGACGAGGACCTCGCCGAGGCAGACCGGCAGGCAAGGAAGATCAGGGAGGAATCGAAATGAAGGCGATGGAATATTGTGACGGCTGCAAGCTCAACCGCATGGCGGTCGACTGCTACCAGAGGGAGAGCCACGAGTTCTGCGGGGTGTTCTGCATGGCGACCGGCCAGATGCACTTCGCGACCGATAGTTGCCCGTGCGGAGAAAAGAAACCAAGGCAGAAGACGGAGGCAAAGAAATGAAGCTAGGGCCAGTTCTGACGTATAAAGACGTGGACGAGGCGAAGAGGCTGATAGGGAAGAAGGTTGTCGCGTCTGACTTCTACGCACCCATATGCGACGACGATACGGCGTGCGATTGCGTGCACGACACGCTGAAAGCAGTGCACGCTGATAAAGTCTGCCCGTTTGAGTGCAATATTTTCTATGGCACGCAGTTCATCCGTGAGATTCTCGACGAGGCGAAGTACGAGCCGTACGACTTGTCAGACCCGAAGGTCAGGGATTCGCTGAGGGGAAGGTGGTACAAGGTAGAAGACCCTGACGGTACACGGGAGGAGATGGTCACCAGATTCTTGTCTCCCGCCTTTACTAAGACATGGGAGGTAAACGGATGGGACGGGGAATATCTCCTGAAATACTGTCACTGGATTGATGACGGCACCCCATGTGGAAAATTAGTGAACAAGGAGGATGAAAATGACTGAACAAGAGACTAACAATGCGATTGGAGAAATTGCAGAACACTACGGAGCGAGGGCGCAGTCCATGCAGACATGCGAGGAATGTGCGGAGTTGATTCAGGCTGTCAGCAAGTTGACCAGAGGAGTGACCGAGATGCGGATATTGGCGCTCGTAGAGGAGATTGCCGACGTGCGCATCATGATGTCGCAATTGATGCAACTCTATGGGATACCGGAGGCTGAGGTCTCGGAACGTATCGATGAGAAGCTGTATCGGCAACTTGAACGCATCAGGGAGGCAAGTCATGAGCATGCCTAGGTACTGCCGGAATTGCAAGTGGTTCCATGAAAAGGGGGCCCGTGAAAGCAACGCTGGCGAATGCGCCGAGCCGTACTGGCAGACCGTCGAGTATATCCGCACCTGCCGCACGGCGACGATGTGCTGCACCCGCTGGAAGCCGAAGACGGAGCACACGGCGCTGAGCGACGACGACCTCGCCGAGGCAGACAGGCAGGCAAGAGCAATAAAGGAGACAAGAAAATGAAGAGGACGAAATGGTACAAGTACAAGAACAGTGAGACGGGGCATGTCATCTACAGCCCGCTCAAGCCTGTCGAGATGACCATATGCGAGGGCGAGACGTATTACTCAGACGAGATCCACCTGCGCTCGCGCCTTACCCGCAGGGAAAGAAAGAGACTCCACGTCTATCGTAGCAGGAAGGGACATGTAGCAAAAAGCAAGACGGATGGCATGTGCTTGAGCCTTGACCTGTTCGACGAGGGCGGAGAGTACTCCGATTCCCTGCCGATGGAGATGACGAGATAGGAGGATGCGTGCAAATCTATCTTTATGAGATTGAGCCTGTGGCATATGGACGGATGATGCCTGTCCGTTGCGGACGCTACACACGCATGGTGGAGCCACAGAAACAGAGGGGATACCAGCACTACATCGCTATCCAGACGGCGCTTCAGAGCGCAGGACAAGTGGCGACCGGTCCTCTTGTCTGCCGCATCCGGTTCTTTCTTGCCGTGCCTCATACATGGAGCTGCAGGAAGCACCAGCTGGCATATGATGGAAAGCTGCGCCCGACTGGCAAGCCCGACCTGGACAACTATATCAAAATCCTGCTTGACGGGATGACAGGGCATGCCTGGGTGGATGACGCACAGATAGTGCAGTACGAGGAGACTGGCAAATGGTACGTGCATGGCGCAACTGAGTCCCCGCACGTGGAGGTGACGGTATGGGACTGGGCAGAGTATGCCGGTATGGGAGAGTCGCGGTGATGGGCTGCCACGTGATCGCGTACGACAGAGGCGAAAGCTGGGAGTATTCGAACCTGGCGGACTGTGCCTCAGACTACGGCTTCACAGACAGATACGCGCTGGTGCGTGCTATCAACGAGAACGGTGTCGCTCCGTCTGACGGTTACACCACGTTCGACTGGACATGTGACACCCCGGACAGGTTGATCCGATCAATGACAGTGACTGCATACCGCAAGGTCGGACGGTCCGTCCCAATCAGGAGGCTTTGATGCTGAAGAGACGATGCAAGACGCCTGGATGCCCCAACCTTCACACCAACAGATCCGGCTACTGCGACGAATGCGAGGGCAGACACAAGGCGCAGCACCTGGAGCGTGACCTGTGCGTGAAGGGGACAGCATTCCGGGTCGAGTGGAGGAAGCCGAGAGGCAAGACCGCCGAGCGGGGCTACGCCGGAGGCTGGAGAGAGTTCGCCAGGAAGTTCCTGAAGGACCATCCTGTCTGCGCAATCTGCGGTGCTCCTGCCACATGCGTCGACCACAAGGACATGCCAGCAGAAATCATGATGGACCTGTACGGCAAGTCCGTACTCGATCCTGACCTGTACCAGGCTCTCTGCACGTCGTGCAACAACCGCAAGCGCGCGGATGACCAGCGGAAGGTGCGCGAGTATCTGAGGGGGTGCTCCTTCCTCGACCGGCATGACGATGACTCCGGTCCTCCGGTAGTCTGACCCCGGGGGGAGGGTTGGAAATAGTTTGACCCCCAAGGTGACCCGCGCATGTAGGGTTTTCCCACACACGGAAATTTTTTCGAAATATTATTTATTAAATAAAACATTTTTTGGAGGAACAAATGGCGAAGAAACGGAATGCCCAGCTGGTGGCGGAGGAGAAGAAGAAATACTTGTACGAGAATTTGATTGTCGCCTGTCCGAACTGCTGGTCTCGGTTCAAGCTGCACGGAATGTCGCCAATGCGCGGCAGGGTCGTCCACTGCCCTGTGTGCGGACAACCTGTCGGAGTGAGACCGCAGAACAGCCGTGTCGTATCGTTCGAGGAGAATGATGATGTCGAAGACTAGGACTCCAATCGAGAAGCGCAAGGTCCCGCCAGCTCCTCCAGCCTGGCTTGGCGATGACGGCAGGGAGTGCTGGAACGACACGATCAGGATCCTGATGGAGAAGGGCAACGTCGAGGACATCGACCTGCGGATCATCGGGATCTATTGTCGCGAATGGGAGAAGTACCGCGCCTGTGACAATGCCGAACTGGACGATGACGCCCGCAAGCATGGCGAGATGGTGATCAAGGTCGGACAGCTCTTCGGGGCGACTCCTAAGGCGCGCCTTCGGATCGTCTCCAAGAAGAAGGACAAGGCAAAGGATGCCGACGAGGATATCCTAGCTGCGTTCGGGGCAGGTGATTCGGAGGAATGAGGGAGCTTGGTCTGAAAGCGGAAAAGGTCCTGCGCCAGGCATTCATATCAGACTACTACCATTACATCTCCCAGGTGACAAATGGCAAGCGCATCGCAGGGATGATGGAGCGGTCCATGATCCAGCGGCAGCAGGACGATCTCGCCAGGGCACGGTCCGATGACTGGCCTTGGGTGTTCAGTTGGGAGCGCGCGACGGCTCCTCTTGTGTGGATGGCGGCGAACCTGTGCTTCCCAGATGGCACGAAGATGGACAAGGTGCTGAGGCTGGAGCCCTGGCAGGTCTTCCTGGTGATGGTGCTCTATGGCTGGGTCAATGGCACCACCGGGGTGCGCCGATACATGGACGCCTACATAGAGATTCCCAGGAAAAACGGCAAGTCGACACTTGCAGGTGCGCTCATCGACTACATGGCATTCTCTGAAGCCGAGGGCCGCGGGTCCCCATGCTACATCGGAGCTACCTCCCTTGACCAGGCAGGGGACACGTTCCGTAGGGCTGTAGGATGCCTGCGTAAGTGGGAGGGCAACGGGCTTAGGGTTGCGGACTCGAAGAACAACAAGGAGATCGTGTACGGCAGGCAGAGGATCACCGCGATCAGTGCGGCGCCAAAGGACGGCAAGCTTTCGCACTGCTTTCTCTGCGACGAGTATCACCAACACGTCAGCAACGAGCTGATAAACAGTATCGTATCTGGATCCGTCTCTGATCCCGAGTCAATCACCATCAGGATCACCACTGCGGGGACGAACCTGCAGGGGGTCTGCAAGCAGGAGCACGACAAGTGTGTGCGCATCCTACAGGGCGTCGTAAGGACCGACCGGTACTTCGTCGCGATCTACTGTCCTGACGATGGTGACGATATCTCATCGCCGATCACCTGGGAGAAGGCAAACCCGAATTGGGGGGTGTCGGTAGACATCGACTCCTTCAAGGCTCGCTGGGAGTACGTGAAGGACAGCGAGAGCGACCGTGTGGATTTCCAGACGAAGAACCTGAACAGGTGGGTCGACTCCAACACTCGGTGGGCGAACATGCCGGTATGGCGTGAGAAGTGCTGCCATCCGATCGACAATCAGTCATTGGAGGGCAGGTGGTGTTGCGCGGGATTGGATCTGTCAGGCAACTCGGACTTCACCGCCTTCACACTCGATTTCCCTGAGGATGGGGAGGAAGGGGTGCGGCATATCCAGACGCATATGTTCTGGGTGCCTGAGAACAGGGTGACGATGCTGGAGCGGCAGCTACGTGTGCCGCTCCGCCAGTGGGTCAGGCAGGGGCTTGTCCAGGCTACTCCTGGAGACGTGGTCGACTATGCGGTTGTCGCCCAGTATATCGAGGACGCGCACAAGCGGTACGATCTCCAGCTGATCGCGTGCGACAAGTGGAAGATTGACAACCTGGAGCGCAACATGCCGGATTGGTTCCAGGATGTGGCGATCATCTTCAGTCAGGGGATGATGAGCATGTCGCCATCGATCAAGGAGTTCGAGCGGAACTATCTGCTTGGGAACATCGCCAACGACAATCCGGTTGAGACGTGGATGATGAGCTGTGCGGACAGCAAGCAGGACGAGCACGGCAACGTCAAGCTTGTCAAGCCTGCGCTTGGACGGAGCGCGTCTCGCATCGACGGTGTGATCACCGCCATCATGGCCTTCGACACATCCTCGACGCACTGGGAGACCGGGCTATCAGAGGGGGATGTCAGCAGCTCCATCTTCTTCGCCTGATTTGTCAATGGCATTCTTTTCTCTGTTTTTTATCTGTTCTTTCCAATCCTTTGAAAAGTTACGGAGTCTGCGAGCAATGATTGCTTGTATGTGCTATATATGGCCTTAGAGGTATTCCGAGATGGGATTATTTCATAGGCGTAAGAATGTCTCCGACTCCACAACCGGGGTGACCGTCGGAAGTGGGTCATCACTGGGGTTGCTTGCTACCCAGCGTGACTACAAAGCGTTGGAAAACAGCGCCTTCTGGGATTGCGTCAGACAACTCTGCATGACCTATGCGACGATGCCTTTACATCTCTATCGCCCTACGGGCTTCGGCTGGAAGGAGATCTATGACTCGCGCATCGCGGTCTTGATGGACCATCCGAACTACTACATGACCTCCTACGAGTTCCGCTGGGCGATGGGGTTTAACTTCGAACTTTTCGGCGTCGCATACGCCATCATCGAGCGGGACATCCAGGGAAGGATCGTGGCGCTCTATCCGGTATCACCCCGCAACATCTCACGTGTTGTCCTGGCTGACGGAACTCTCGGTTACTGCTACGGCCCGACCGGCCAGCTCCTGGGCGAGCGGGACATCCTGAAGGTCAGCCACACGCCGATCGGATACCGCGAATACCTCGCTCCTCTCTATTACGCGGACAAGGACGTTGAGATCGCGTCGGCCAACAAGCAGCTGCAGAAGAGCTTCTTTGACAAGGGCACCAGCCTCGGGGGCGTGGTGACCGTGCCAAAGGGGACGAAGAAGGAAGTCAAGGAAGAGATCAGCCGGGCCATTCAAGCCGGTTACAGCGGAAGCGCCAACGCCTTCAAGACGATGGTCATCGAGGACTCGATGAAGTATGAGGCGTTCCGCTTCAGCGAAGGCGACACCAAGAATCTCATTGACGCCCAGTCCTGGAGCGTGAAAGAAGTGGCAAGGCGTTTCGGCGTTCCTGCTTCCTGGATCGGAGACACCTCCAACTCGACTGTCGGCAACTCGGAGCAGCAGGGCCTGTATCTCGTGACGTATGCGCTACAACCTCGCTTCATCAGCTGGGAGACTGCCCTGCTCAAGATCGTCGAACAGCCAGGAGACAGGTTCCGCTACAACTTCAGAGGTCTCTTGAGAGGCGATCACGCGACCCGTGCCGCATACTATCACAACGCGATTGCGGATGGCTGGATGAGCATCAACGAGGTCAGGGAGCTTGAGGACTTGAATCCAGTTGAAGGCGGTGACCAGCACTTCTTCCCGATGAACTACACGACCATCGACAAGGTCGGGCAGACGACCAACAACGGCTGGGACTTAAACGCGGCTTCGCATGGTGACAACAAGAAGATCACCGACAAGGTACTTAAGGACAGGGCGTTCTACCGGGACGTGACGACCATAACCAAGAGTTCGCGCAGCAAGGTCGAGACCATCATCCGCAAGGACATGAAGGAGGCGATCGACTGGCTACGCGAGCACAAGGAAGAGACCGCTGACGCCATTGCCACCGGCTTCCAGAATTGGGCGGAAGGCAAGGCTGCCGAGTGGGGCTCTTCATATGCCGAAGTCTACAAGGAGATCATGGCGCGTCTCTATCCAATCGTGCAGAAGCAGGTCGGCACTGACGCGCAAGTCAGCGCAGACAGCATGGAGGCGTTTGCCGCCAAGTGTGGTATGGATGCGGCAAGTCGTTGTGTGAGCACTCGTGTCAGGCAAGTCTCGACGAAGCTCGCTGGAGCATCGCAGGACGACATCGAGGACGATATCGACGAGCTTGACGAGCACTGGACGCAGGACGTCCCGGCTCAAGAATCGGGAGACGAGACACACAGGGCAGGCCAGGCGTTCGATGTGTTCCTATACCAGCAACTCGGCGTGCAGTACATGCACGTGGTCGCAAGCCCGGACGCATGCGAGTTCTGCGGACAGCTCGACGGCAAGGTGACAAGCGTTGACGGCAACGTCATCGCGAAGGGGACAGACCTGACAGATCCGCAGGGGAATGTCATGCACATCCATCGCGACCTGGCGCATCCGCCGTGGCACACGGGATGCAGATGTGTGGTGGCTCCAGGCAAATAACAACGAGGAGAGGATATGAGCAAGAAGACATTGATGGTGGATACGCTGATGCTGGATGCGTCCGACTTCAAGCCGGTAAAGCTGACCGAAGAAGAGGCAGGGCAGTACAGCGCGCACTGGACCGCGCCGATCTGGAACATCGGTAAGATCAATCTCAACGGGCGTGTCTACACGCAGGATCTTGCGGATCGGATCTGCAGGGAGAACAAGGCCACGGGCGTATGCGACGGGCATGATCCTGACTATCACTATGAGTATGCGAATTATGTCGCGGTTGCGAAGAATCCGAGGATCGATAACGGGCAGCTTGTCATCGACCTCTATTTCGTTGACGAGGACTACGCAATGAAGTTGGACAAGCTCCGCGCTATGGGTGTAGGAATCGGCGTAAGCTCCGTAGGATACGGCGAGCAGGATGCTGATGGAGTAGTCAACCCGCTCACTTACGAGCTGATACGTTACTGCGACTTCGTGCAATACCCGGCCAACAGTACCTACGCCAGTCCGGCTGGCGACAAGCCTGCTTCGCAGGGTTCTGCGGGACAAGACGAGAACAAGGAAACTGACAGCCAGGGGCCTGCTATGGCGACGGCTGGAAAATCTTCTGAGGAGAAGCATATGGAAGAGAAGAAAGAGGGCATGGCCTCTACCGAGCAGGCCATGGATGAGCAGAAGCGGAATCTCGATGACGAGCAGAAGAAGAACGCTGCCGGTGCATCCGGGATTGTCGAGGGGGAGAAGAAGCCGGAGCAGATGATGGGCGAGGCAAAGAAATTCGTCAATCGCATCATCGAGGCGGTGACTGTAGGTACGTCTTTTGCAGGAACCGTTCCTGCGGAGATTGCAAGCCAGATTGTCGCGAAGCGCAACACTCTCGCCCAGATCCGCGGCATCGCTACCGTACATCAGGCAAGCGGAGACTACAAGATCGCGGTTGAGTCGACCGGGGTGACGGTCGCCTATACTGGCGAGGGTGCCGCGATTGGGGACAGCACTCCGGACGTGTCCGTGTTGACATTGTCCGCATACAAAATCGCGGCGTTGGTCAAGGCCTCCCGCGAGTCACTGACCGATCCGGCTGTCGACGTGCAGCAGTATCTGGTCGACTCCATCGGTAAGGCAATGGCGGCCTTCGAGGAGAACGAGTTTCTGAATGGCACCGGGTCCAGCAACAATCACATCACCGGCATCCTGACTACGCTGGCTCTGACGGCCAATAAGGCCCAGGTGATCACTGCTGCTAGTGCTACCGCGCTGACTTGGGATGACGTCTCGCAGATAGACGCCGTGCTTTCGGCCTATGCACCGAACGCTACTCTGGTAATGAATCCCGCGACCGCCAACGCGATCCGGCTTCTGAAGGATGGTGGCGGGCATTTCATCTTCCCACAGAACGAGCCGCTGACGATGGTGCTTGGACACCGTGTCCTGGAAAGCAAGTTCATGCCGAAGATTGCTACCGGCGCAAGCGTGATTGTGGCGGGCGACTTCAGCTACTACCACATCGCGGACCGCCAGGGTCTTGACGTGCAGGTACTGAACGAGCTGTACGCAGCCAACGACCAGGTCGGTATCAAGGCGGTCGAGAGGCTCGACGGCAATTGCGCGCTGCCTGAGGCATTCTGCGTCGTCAAGATGGCATGATGTGAGGTGATCCGATGAGTGTGCTGACCCCTGCCGATCTTCGCAAGACGTACAACATGAATCTTCCTGCTTCTGCCGATGCGGTCTGGCAAGACTGCATCGACACGGCAGAGGACCAATGCCGTCGCGTCCTTGATGTCGGTGTGGATTGGAGCGCCCAGAGGACCGCGTACTTCGACGCGGCAGACGTGCGTAACGGGTTGCTCGCCCTCGGGCGGGCGCCTGTACTGACGTTGCAGGTCTGGATTGATGACGGAGGACATACGTGGCCTAGCATGCTCGACGCGGGTAGCTACCGCCTTGACTCTGAGACTGGCATCGTGGTGTTGTACGGGTCTCCTGCAATCCCTGAAGAGAGGGATGCGGTGAAGGCCGAGTACTCGTATGGGTGGACAGCGGAGACTCTGCCAGCAGGCATCAGGCGAGCGATTGCGTGGACGGCTCAGTACATCGCGAAGATGACAGGATCTAACCAGATCGGCATCTCACAGCGGACCAACGTCGACGGCGGGACGGAGAGCATCGAGCAGTCGATGGTGCCGTCCGCTGTGCTGAAGACGTTGGACTACTACCGTACCGGGAGGATTGTCTGATGGCTGACGGATTCACCGTGCGGATCGACAAGGCAAGCTATGATGAGTGGCAGCAGTATGTGTCGAGCCATCTCCAGTACCGGGTCAACGGCGCGCTTGGCAAGGAAGGCGATGCCGCCGCGAAGTGGATCGCCGCGACGTACCTGCACGGCAAGGCGATGAACCGGATTACCGGCACGACCATCGCTCACTTCGGCGTCCGATGGAGCAGGCGGTATAAAGCATACCTACTTGCGCCTGGCTACAAGATCCGAGGCAATCAGAACTATCTTGCCCGCTATGTCGGCACGAAGCACGAGTTCGTCCGGCCTGGATTCGAAGCATACTTCGGCAGCCATAACATCACCGAGACGCTGGAACAGGTGATCCGGAAGACGATGGAGGAGATGAGATGAGAAAGCTTGTGAGCCGCACGTCGAAGCTGCTCGACGCGGTCGGAAGTTTCCTGATGAAGGAACTTGCCGCCGGGTGCGAGGAGTGGAACGGCAAGGACGAAACGCTCGGCCTACCTGCAATCCATCAATGCCACCATGGATACTGCGAGCCGATGAACGGTCTCACGGTCTATCCATCTTTGATCCTGATCGTTCAGGGGAGGGAGAGCGGTGACGCCTTCTTCTCCACCTACCGGCTAACGGTAGGCATCGCCATCAAGTGCGATGATCCGGCGACGCTGGTGCGATGGGGCGAGGCGTATGAGGACATCCTTGAGGATGTGGTCGACAGCGACCACTCCCTTGGAGGGTCCGTCCTCGACGTGAACAACCAGACGATGGACAAGGACCTTTCGAGTGGCACCTATCTCATATCGCTCGATCTGGAGGCGATGGTGGACAGAGGAGGATACGTGTATGCAGAGAACGAGTACGGCGCAGACACTGGTACGTGAGTGGCAGTGCGAGCGTTGCGGGACCAAGGCCCCGAGGGTCGAAGGAGATGAGACAAGGCGGAACTGCCCTGTCTGCGGAAGCAAGATGGTGCCGATTGTTGAGTCGGCTAATGTAACGGCAAAGCTTGAGAAGATGGAGGATTGAAATATGGCAGTAATGGCTGGAGTAGACGGCATCGTCAAACTTGGAGAGAACACGATCGGTTACATCGACACGTGGAGCCTCACGAGAAATCAGAACACTGGAGAAACGAGCCAGCTTGGTAAGAGGGACCAGGAGTACATTCCGACCAACCGGAACTGGAGCGGGTCTTTCAGTGGGTCGTTCGACTACGCGGATGCCGCGCAGAAGTCGGTCATCGACCAGCTGATCGATGATGGAGTCGGCACGACGCTCAAGTGCGTCTTCGTTACCAATGCGACGTTGTCCCTCAGCGGACAGATCATCGTCACCAGCGTGGCGCTCGGTGCGACCCATGGCGACAAGATCACCCTGAGCATCAACTTCCAGGGTACCGGCAAGCTCGGCAAGGAGGTCTCGGCATGACCGTCTCCATCGCACGTACCAAGATCTTTGCGCTAGACGGGCATCCTGAGGTTCTGATCACCTATCGTGTGCCGACCGCACAGGACTTCGAGAAGATCGTCACCAACAAGCCCGGCGATTGCGAGCTGTTCAAGGAGTTCGTTACCACCGTGGAGGGAGTCACCGACGAGACGGGAACTCCATGCAAGGCTGCTGACATTGTTCTTCTTCCTGGTTCCTGGCCGATCGTGACCGGGGTGGCAAAGGCGGTGATCGAGTCCGCCACGCTGGGACTCGACGGAAAAAACGAGTAGCGGCGCTCTATGCCTTGGCCTGCGAGGGTTATGACAGGTATAAGGGGGGGCGCCATTACGGTGGAGCGGACAGGACGGTCGACCTGCGATGTGGGGTTACGGTAAGGATGGACGACATTCCATCCTACTTCCGCGACGAGTATCTGGATTCGGCTGTCCGGTTCTATCTCCGGTACAGAAAGATGGGTCTACCGTATCCGGGCTGGGGGGCTTGCCCGAATATTCTTGTGGAAATCGTAGATGTCTTGGAGCCTCTTGACCGGCTCTATCACCCGAAGAGGGACTGGCTGTAATGGCGTTGTTTCCGGACGAATCCAGGTCTACAAAGTTTGGCGTCAAGCTGATGCTTGGCATCGTCATTGGCGGGTTCGGCGGCTTGGTCGGACTGATCGGACTAGGCATCGAGCCGGTGCTTGGCATCGTCATCTGGTGCCTATCCGTCATCATCTACAAGTTCGTGGTTCATATTCTGTTTGGCTGACTAGGGAGGAGCTATGTCTGTTGGAGGCATCAAGATTCCGATTACCGCGACGACGACACAGGCAGTCGCCGCGTTGCGTGACGTCTCGAGCAAGGTCGACCAGATTGCCAAAGCACATGTAGGGCTACGTGGATCTATTCAGACAATTGCTGCACTTGGTGTTGCGTATCATACGGTCTCATCTACCATCAGCACCATGGTGAATGCAGGCAAGGCGCTTGTATCAGAGTATGCCGCTGGGGCAAAACAGACGATCACCATGCAGTCCGCAGTCAAAACGATGGGAACACAGATGGGCGTCACAACCAAGGATGTGTTCGAGCTCGCAGACAGCCTGAAGCAAGTAACCACCTATGACAACGACACGTTGGTAGGTGTCCAGCAGCTCCTTATCGCGACGAAGAGCTTGTCGAAGGACGGCCTC